ACCCAAATTCGACACGCCAAAGCCCCACCGGGTTTCCGGTGGGGTGAGGCTCTATTTAGCCAGGAATTTTGGCTACGTCATTCATATAATGAGACTTAGTTCTTTCTTGAAGCTCCTGCTCCCAGAAAGACTGAAGCTCACGAAGCTTTTCGCCACGCTTCTTTATGACTTCGCTGTGGTAGTTTTCACCACCCCAACCAGCAACACATTGGTGCCACTCTTCAGTATTTGTCCGTCGAGCGGTGCCGATGGCGTAAATGGTTTCCTGGATTTGTTGGTAAGTCGCGTTCATGTAGTTCTCCATTTTGGACACGCTGAAACCCCCAGCCGTTTGGCCAGGGGTTGCAGGTAGTTACGCCCTAAATTGCTGGAATCTAAGGGGAGGCTTAACACCGAGGCGGGACATCTTCCGGTCGAGTGCGAACCCGATGCCGGTTTCATAACAATAACTTTCCCAGCCGTACAAGGCGTCACAGCCCATAGCATCGAAGTCCCACATCAAAGCGGTGATTACATCAATACTATGTTCACGCATCAGGCCGCGAATACGATTCTTCACGGTCTTGATGGCGCAAACTTTATCGCGACGATCATCTTCAATCACCACAGCGAGTTGACGAACAAGACGATCATATTCAGCGTCAAATTCTTCTTGAGTCTCGAAGTGAACGTTGCGCGGCCGAAAGCCGTAGACGTCCTTGTGGAGGTCGGAGTAGGTATCGCAAATAAAAACAGTCATGTGATTTTTCTCCATTCACAATGCCTTGACCCCAGCGGTTTTCCGCTGGGGTAAGTAGGCTATCGTTTAGCCGCGAGCATCTTCGCCGGGGATTGGCCGGCAAGAACTTGCGAGAGCGAGAACTTAAAACGTTTCCCGTCGCTTCGCGTCCCGATGAACGGGTACTTGTGCGAACGAGCCTTATAGTCAATCAGAGTGATCGTACCGTTCATCGGCGAGACGAAGGTATCGGCCATCTTGTTGTCTTTAAGAACTTTCATCAGGGTCGGCGTTTGACCCAGCTGAACCGCTTCGGCAGACAACTTGCCTTTGACATGCGCATCGATACGCGTATGCATCGTGGAGCCGTCGGGAGCGAAGCGAATGTTCCCGAGCGTCAACATCAGACCGGACTCATCGCCGAATTTCGCGAGCACAAGGTTGAGCTCTTTGCGAAGGACAGCGAGAGTGGCTTTGTTGAAAGTGTTATAGGTCGTCATGTGTAGGTTTCTCCATGTTACACACTGCTGAAACCCCAGCACTTTGGCTGGGGTTAGCAGTTTAAACGTTTTCTTTGACCAGCTTCACGTTCCCGCCGTTAGGCAGGGGAACGGAACGCATGTCCCAAAAGAAGTCAACGTTGTCAGCGGACACCTGGCGAATCTCTTGCAGAGTTTCGCACAGCTGCGACCAGGTCTTATCCAGAACCTGAACAGAACGATCAGGGTTCATGATGCGGATGCGAGTAACGGTCATGTCATTTTCTCCATTAGACACGCCAAAACCCCTGCCACTTTGGGCAGGGGTAAAGGACATCAACGCCGCTTCCGCGACGTCTTCTGTTCATCCATGAAGCTCACGAGGTCAAAGATTTCCGCTTCAACGCCGCTGACGGCGTCTTCCACTTCGTCCATAACTTCGTCAATGCCCTCTTCGCGGTCGAAACCGGCGAAGACGTACGAGCCGGCAAAGGCAAGCACGATGGAAAGAACAGTGATCAACGTGGCGTAGAGAGCCGCGTCGGTCAGGTTAAACGGGAGTTCCGCAGTGGGAGCACCCGCAGCGACCGTATCTGTCGCTTTCTTCAAGTCATCACGAGCCGTAACCAGCAGCCCACGGATCTCATCACCGCGTTTGTTCATGGCGTCAAGAGTATCGCCGCCACGATCACCATCGATTTTGTTCTTGTAATAACCAAGCGAGCTAAGCCGAAGCTGAGCTTTCTTGATCGTCGCCTCATCTTCAGCAACCATCAGCAGGAGTTCTGCATCAAGGTCAGTGATCTGCTTTTCAGCAGCCGCTTTAGAGCCGACAGCGGTTTTATAGCTTGAATCACGGTCAGAGAAGGTTTGATCCGCCTTCTCAACTTCGTTCATCAAAGCAAGCTCGCCTGAGTGACGGTCAAGACCGCCAGCCACAAGGAGCAGGACGCCGAGGACCGCAGCAGCGACCCAACGGCGGTGGCGGATTTCGCTTTCAACCGCGACGCCGAGGGCTACGCCCGCAGCGGCAGTAAAAGGTCCAATCCAACCAGCGAACGGGATTTGAATTTGACTTTCAAACCCCGCATAGGCAAGCACGCCGGAGATGGCGGCCAGTCCAGTACCACAGGCAATCAGGATGACGCCAGCGATTTTGCGGAAAATCATTAAATCTCCTCTTTTCTCACTACGCCTTGACCCCAGCGGTTTTCCGCTGGGGTAAGTAGGCTTAGGCAGCGAGCTTCGGTTCAACCATCGTGTGGTTGACGCCGAGTTCGGTCAGGTAGGCCGAAGAACGTTCCGCGTCCTCACGACGGAGATAGGTCAGCTTAAAGGTCTGACCGAACTCCGCCGAACCTTTGCACGTATTCACGTGCTTGATGACGAAAAGCGGAAGCTTGGCTTTTTTGACTGCGCGTTTCATATTTAATCTCTCTTTAAGCCAGCGGTTTGCTGGACACGCCAAAACCCCCAGCACTTTGGCTGGGGGTAAGGGCAACTACTTCGCTTTGCGGCGAGTAGAGCGTTTCACGGGGGCAGCTTTCTTCGCTGCCGCCGCTTTGATGTCGGTGACCACTTCGTCCTTCGTGACCGTGAGAGTTACCTCAAGGTCTTCGTTGAACGCTTCGATCTCGTCAGCGCGACGAGTGAAGTAGGTGTCAAGCAGGGTGTCGGTCACGATCACCGCCGCTTTGATCCGTTTGAAACGGGCGACGAGGTCACGAGCACGAGCAACACGAGCATTAGCCATTTTGGTATTTTCCATCACCTGGCGTTAAGTGCCAGGCGTGCTGAAACCCCACTAGGTTTCTAGCGGGGTAACAGCTGGAGATGTAGTAATGCGAACCCTTAAACCCGGAGGCGGGGTCGCGTCAATCTCTTCACAATGTCAAACAGTGGCGGCTCAACCTAGTCCGGGTCCGTAATTCTGGCCCGTGGCGTCTTAAGTCCTCTGCGCCGGTTCACCTTCAAGTCTCATCAGTATACTCTCACTGGCAGAAAAGGCAATACTCCTTTAAAAGGGCTTTGAAACTTTATTATTAAACTTTCGTAATGTTCATATCGTTAAACGATAAAAAGTTAATAAAAGGTTTCTTCTGTGGAGTCCCCACAGGAGCGATAGTTTTTCGGGTCCCCGGTGTAGGGTCAAAGAACTGATTCGCTCCAGTGAGCTCCACAGACACACCAAAACCCCAGCACGTTTGTGCCGGGGTAAAGGTTTAGGATTTTCCTAGTCGGCCGTACAGAAGCGCCAAAACGAGGCTGTACGCTTCTAGCTCATTCCACTCATTGTAGAGTTCCGGCCAATTCAGATCTTGGTTGCCATAGAGGGCCCAGATACGTTGGCCGAACCGTAGATGTTCGGGATTTTTCCGCCACATCGTGAGCTCGTGAGCTAGACCAGGGATCGTAAGATTTTCAGAAAGAAGCATTTGTTGTTTCCTAGACTTCAAAAGGACGGGTAAGTCGATCGATCTGCCGATCGTTATAGTTGCCGTCATGCGTCCAGCGACGGAAAGCGAAGCAGTCCGTGCCGTTTTTATCACAGCGAGCCGCGAACTGGCAGGTATCGCAGGGATTAGGCCGAAGCGTTTCTTCCTGGATATATTCCCAGACTTTGGCGCGTTCGCCAGCGTTGTCAACTACGTAATCCATATTAGTTCTCCTTACATACGCCTTGACCCCAACGCTTTTGCGCTGGGGTAAGTAGGCTACTTAAAGACGCCGTGAGCGAGTTTCCGGTTAGGAACACTGCCATCTACAACACCGGTCTTGAACACAACCTTGCCGATCACTTTGAAGTAACCGAGGTGTTTCCAGGACTGATCATGCTTCGCGTCGTGGAACGTACCAACATTCCACTTTTCGCCGAGATCACCGAACGACGTCCAGACGCGAAACTTATTCCCGTCTTGGACGATGTAGGCGACTTGACCAGGGTCAAAGTACTCAGCACTCTCAGGTTGGCATGGGTTCATGTAGGCGCCAGTAGGAAGAATAGCAGTTCTGTTTCGCCAGTTGTTCATGTTGTTTTTCCTCTTTCAACTACGCCTTGTCCCCAGCACTTTTGTGCCGGGGTAAGGTGTTTAGCGCCAACCGTTCTGGTAGAGCTCATGCTCAGTTTGGCGGTCGCTTTCGTCGAGCTCTTCCTTGAGCTCTTCGCCTTCTTTGAAAAGGCTGTCCCACTCTTCATCAGTGATGCCGGTTTTGATGAACTCACGCTGCCCAGCCGTCAGGCCGAAGAAAGCGTCTTGCAGAAGTTCACCTACCGCATACCGATCAAACATTTCCTGGGTCGCAGGAATGTCGAGCGTGCGCTCAATACCGCTGATCATAGATTTACGGGTGATAAGCATTTTTTGTCTCCTTGTTGGACACGCCAAAGCCCCACCGGGTTTCCGGTGGGGTAAGGCTCAGGGCGAAGTATAGTTCTCAGAGAACAGCGACTGGAAGCTGCTGATATCCAGAGCTTTGAGAAGCTCGAAGTCAGCCCGGTCAATTCTCATCTTACGCCCAGCGGCGTACTCAGCGCGATGCCGAACATCGTAGTGATGAAGAACGACACGCTTCATTTCAGAGCGCGTGACCGCACCATGAAGATTGATGCCTGCGTTTTCGACGAGCACCCGAACTGTTTCAGTTGAAGCAGTCATATTTGTCTCCTTGTTGGACACGCTGAAACCCCTGCCACTTTGGGCAGGGGTAAAGATCAGCTATAACGTCGCTCACGTTCGCGGCGTTCATAACGTAGTTCTTCGAGTTCTTCTTGCTTTTCACGGTAGGCTTCGAGTTCTTCAAGTGTCATCTTTGACATCTTCATGCGCTCGAAGCAGGCGTTAACTCGGCCTTCGTCATCCGGCTGGGTCAGGTAGAACACATAAACGCCGAGCTCCTTGCGGTACTCTTTGTCGATATATTCAAACCCACCATAATACTGGAGGACGCGGTCGTCACTCGCCTTACAGGCGATGAACTCTTCGTTTTGGGTATCAACCCAAAGACCGCCGTAAGTGGCCCGTTCGTCAAGGCCGAGAGTGCTCAGATCGTGAACATGCTCGCATTGAAGAACGAGGTCTTCAGCGCCAGATTCAATAACGTCCATGAGGTCGTTAAGCGATTCGATGGTCATGTGATTTTTTCTCCATTCTCACTACGATGTGACCCCAGCGGGTTTCCGCCGGGGTACATCATCAGTAGTAGTCATCGCCGTCAAAGACGATGGCCAGCAGGTAGTACTCAGCGCCAGCCAGTCGTTTGAAGGACTTGGCGTTTGCCGTGTCGAACTCGCCGCTTTTAGGATCGCATGGGGTCGCAACCCACAGGCCATCATCAAGCGTCGCCACTCCAACCGTCAAACCCGTTTTGCGCAGGTCATAGCGGTAACCATCATCGATGGAAACGGGGACGAGATAATTTTCAAAGCTCATGTGATTTTTTCTCCATTCTCACAATGCTGAAAGCCCAGCGCTATTTGCGCCAGGCGATCAGTCAGCAGTCGTAGTCAGGGTATTGCGTCAGGTAACCGAAGTGGTACCCGCGAAGAACATCCCCAATTTGGTCTTCTTTCAAACCGAGGGAGCGAATCAACACTTCGATGTTTTGAGTCGCGATAATATACCCAACTTGAAACCACGTAATCATGAGTTTTCTCCTTGCTCACATTAAGATACACCAAACCTTGTACCAGGCTGATCTGACCAATCACTTCGAACTTATTTGGGGTCAGACAAATAAGCTCTAGTGGTGTATCCAAAAATGAGCAAGTCGTGTTTTGAAGCGTTACCGCACGATGGTAACTTTGTCGCTGGCAGCTTGGGTCAGAGCCCTGTGCGCTTCATGGGCTACCTAGAGCGGTAGGCCAGTCAATCTCTTTACAATGTCAAACAGCGGCTTGGTGAGCTAGTCATTTCACATACAAGGCCGAAAAGTTTCCCACGTTTTTCACGCTCGTTACTGGCGTGGGACTTTTTCGGACCCAGGTAAAACCGGCCATTAAGTGTCTAGGCCGCTCCCAAGTTCAATCAGTATACTCCCACCAGCCGGGTTGTAAAGTTAAACTTTCGTAATGTTTGACTGAAATCATTAGGTTTTTTCCTGTTAACCGAACTTTTTCGTTAATTTTTGTTAATAATAACGAAAAAACCGAACGGTAACCCTTTCAAAGTTACTATTCGGTTCAAGGTTACTTTTTCGTGGTGGTTCGCCAGTCGTTTGAAAAATAGTCTAAGACCATTTCAATTGCCGCGAGATATTCCTTCTTGTTCTCGATATGGCTTGTTCGTTTTTTAAGAATCGCTCTTTCATGTAGCAATTCACTTATAATGATTTCGTGAGCTTTCCACTCATCAATCTCAATGGTCGAAACAATCCTTGACATTTAGCTCTCCTGCAAAATCGACATACTTATCAGCGGAGAACTGTTTGTTCTCTGCTTTGTGGTGGTATCCGTAGGGATTGGTTAGGATCCTTGTGTTACCGATCACATAATCAAGCGTATGGTGCATGTGTCCGTGGAACCACGCGATGATTTGCGGGTGATCGCTGATGTACTCAAATAGCTCCGTAGCATAGGCCGAGTTCAGAGGATCACCTTTGAACGATTCATGAACCGAAAGAAAGCTTGGTGCCATGTGGGTGATCACCACGACTTTCTTGTGACTCATAACACACCTCTCGATGTATCTCATACTATCATGATACCACAGAAGAGTGTCTTCTGGAGTGTAACGAGAAGTATGATAATCGTTCATTCCGTTACGAGCTTGTTCCATGATCAGAGGATTGGCGTTACCGAAATTCGTCCAAAGAGTAGCCCCAACAAACCGGGTATCCCCAAGGTCGATTGAGTCGTTTTCCATGAACCGGATGTTGCGGTACTTAGCTACCTCTTTCCGGATAACATCAAGATGCGATCCGTGTGCATCATATTCTTTATTACGCCAACGATAAAGTTCGTGGTTGCCGGCGATGATCAGAACGAATGGAAACTGTTCGCTGATGTGGGCCAGAAACTTGTGATATAGCTTCCGGCGCTTTGGGTTCTGGTCGATAAAGTCGTACGCCAGAAAGATGTCTCCGGCGAGAACCAGGACATCGGCGTTGTTTTTGTTTAATGGAAGAATCGGGTTCCCGAACTCTATATGAAGGTCGGACATGTAGGCAATACGCATGATGTGTTCCTTTTATCAACAGCCAGTATACTCCTTTTATCCAGGGAAGTCAATCAAAATCTGAATTTTATCGTTTACGATAAAAACAGGACTTGATGCTCCCGAATAGGATACATTTTATCGTTTACGATAAAAGAATGGGGCGACCCCCGAAAAGGTCGCCCCAAGGCTTGGATGGTTGCGTAACGAGAAGAACCCCACTTACCGACTAATCGGCTACCTCGTCTATTCCGTCGTCCTCTGTGATCAGAGAGAACGCTTGCCACAGAAAACGCAGAGCGAATCATATACGTTTTCAACACAACCCATCAGTGAAGCTATTTATACATCGGAGATTAGCTACTGGGATTAAATCGTATTAATTTTCCGACTTTTCAGCATTTCTTTAAATGTCTGTAGAACAAAGTCTGGTGGTCCAGCTTTCCCAAAACCCTTTAGATCGGGTTTCGCTTTACCAGCACCAACTTTTTCGTTCAATACGTCTTTGAGCTTTCTCATATCAGCGTCCTCAGCTTGGATTTACGATATTCCGGGTCGTCATTCATACGATTTCCTGCATCTGAGTGGTCAAAAACAGGGGTATCGTCTTCCTCATCTTTCTTTACACCGGCATCGGTTAATCCTTCCTGGGCTGATTGTTCTGTATCATAAAGTCTCATTTTAGCTCGATCGACGCCTACCACGAATTTCTTGTGGTAGTTTAGATCACCATAACGGTTCTTCAATTGGATTACAAGAATCTGGTTTAGAGCGTTAAGTTGTTCGTTAGAAACAAGACCAAACATGAAGTCTGCCGTTGCAGGCAAACCGAATGATTCAGAAGTATCAGTCAGGCTAAGGTCACTACTATCATAACCACCACGTGTAGTTTGGGTAGCAGAGAAGATTGGCACGTTGAACTCGATGGCTAGACCACGGAGCTCTTCAGCAATCGCCTTGATATATGTATAAGAATTAGCATTTGCAGAAGCTTTGATACGCGAGCTAATACAAATGTTCAAATAGTCAATGTAGATGATGTCTGGTTTGAACTTCTTCTTAAGAGCCAGCTCGTTTAGAAGATGGCGGAAGTTGGCTGAACCAGCACATGCAGTTGGGTACTCTTTGACGATCAGTTTACCGTCAGTCTTTTTACGGAGTTTATTGATCTTCTTGACGAATGTATCCTTCGGCATCTGCACGAGATCATCGAGCTTAATGTCCAGTAGGTTTGCGTCAATACGTTCAGAGATGCGTTCTTCCGCCATCTCTAGTGTGATGTAGAGGACATTAAGTCCACTCATAATGTTGTGAGCAGCACAGTGACACATGAAGAGGGATTTACCCACACCTGTGCCGGCCAGAGCGATATTAAGTGTTTTCTTAGAAACACCACCCTTGGTGATCTTATTGAAGAACTCTAGATCGAAGGGGATCTTGTGTTCTTTGCGGCTGAAGAAGTCAAAGCGGTCTTCAGCATCAACAAGATAATCGTGACCGATATTGGTATCAAAACTAACGCCGAGAGCATCAGAAAGAAGCTGAGGAATTGAACCAGCGGATAAACGGTCACTTGACTTATCTCCATCAACAACTTGGATTGCTTGCATTAGTGCATTATACAGAGCCTTGTCCTTACAAAACTCTTCTGTCTTATCAAGAAGCCACTCAGGCTCATACGCTTCTTCAATCAGAGTTAGTTCTTTAATTTCACCGATCAGTTCTTTGGCTTCGCTGAACTGATTTTCATTCATATCCGACTTATTCAGTAGGTCGATTACAAGGGCTTCCGGTGTAGGAAAACCCTTGTATCGATTGACGTGATTTTCAATAAGCTCGAAAACGATCTGGTCAGTCTTGTCTTGAAAGTATTCTCCCTTGAGGAATGGGATGACCTTGCGGGCATACGCTTCATTATTAACTAGATTTGAGAAGATGACGTTTTCGAGTCTCATTTAGGCTCTTTTCTTTTTTGCAGTAACTTTTCGTTTCGACTTGATTTTGGTAATTGCTTCGGAATCTTCTTCAGCTTCCTCAAAGACTTCATCGACTTCTTCATCGAGTTCTTCGCTGGTTGAACCACCACCGTAGCTGTATGTGGCATTCACATACTTCTCAAGACGCTCAAGCACATCGGTGGTGAAGAACTTATCAGGGTTCTTGTAGATGGCTTTCTCGAAGTATCCTGATCCATTGATTTTGATACCCTTGGCAGCTTTATCCCAGATACCAGCCTCAATACACATTTCGTGTAGGCCATAGTAACGATCAAGTCCGGTCTTGTAGGACAGCTTTACTGTGACCATCTGGTTCTCTTTTGAGAGACGAGACTTGTACATACGCACGCGGATTAGTGAACCGATCACATCCTTACCATCACGGTCTTTTGATTTAGACAGCATAGCAATTGTAGAAGCGGCATACTTGAAGCCGGAACCACCAGACATTTCGTTTGTTGGAACGTAGGCACCGATGGCAGCGTAGACGTGGTTTGTCACGAGCATGGGAACCTTGGCGCGAGCCATCTTAAGTGTAAGAACGCGGAAAGCCGCTTTGATAATACCAGGCTTCGTCATGTCCTTGGTTTCTGCACCCTTCTCGGTATCCTCAATTTCCTTGGTTGAGGAGAGCATTCCGAGCGAGTCAAGAACAAACATCATCTTAGGACGTTTAGCTTCCGGCGTCTTAATGTATGCATCAAGCATCTTCAGAGCATGGTGGCGGAACTTCTGAATCGTCTCTGGTTCAGAAATAACAACACGCTTCGTATCAATACCACGCGACTCCATCATCTGTTTTGTAACAGCGGCTTCTGAATCGTAGTAGATAACGATACCATCTTCATACTTGTCTTGGAAGGCTTTCACAATACCGAGAACGAAGAAGGTCTTACCAGTGGCAGACTCACCCGCGAAACCAGTCGATTTGTTATCGGCTATACCACCATACAGTGAACCAGACAGAACTGCATTCAGAGCATAGCTACCGGTATCTACCCAACCACTAAATTCTGCCGCAGCAACGCCGTCGGCAGCTACGGATGTATTCTCATCTGGAAACTCCATAATGAGATCGCGCAGAAAGTCTGTCTTCTGCGCTTTTGTTGTATTTGGTTTTCTTCCCATATTAATCCCTTTGCAGTTTAGCATGTTCTCTCAGTATACTCGCTCGGCGCGAGAAAGTCAAGTCAATCTTCCCTATTATAAATGTCGTGAAGCTTTTTCTTGAACATCTGGATTCTCTCTGAGCGATTAGGCCAGTGGATGTATGGATTTTTGTCTGCGTCTTTCATCAGATTATCCAGCAATGGCACGATTGCATCATACATTTCTTTTGTTCGTTTATCAGCCAGAGCTTGTGCATCGCTGGCGCGAACCATGCTTTCTTTAATATCACCAGTAACTTCTGGTAGAGATTTAATAGTCTCAACTTCCATGGTGCTGAAACCAAAGTCTTCAGCGGTGGAGAATCTTAATTGATCTTCTGGTCCTGCCATAACTTTTCCTTTTTTAACCCAATCAACAGGGTCTATGCTTCCTACGGTTCCTATGATCCTATCGCTCCTGGGCATTGATGATTACCTTATTGTATTCAAGTTTGTCCAGCCGATCATCCACGGAACACTGATTTACAATTAGAAAGATAATCACAATCAGCAAAATCCAGTTACTACCACCATCATTTTTTTCAGTCATTAAAGAAGTCCTCCAATGTTGCCACCTTCTCGGTGTTCCAGCCAATCGTACTAATAACACTTTTCAGTGGTTCGATAAACGCTTTATCGAATTGCTTTTCGTGGTCGATGTATTTTTCGAGACCAAATTCCGGAGGCATGGCAGAAGAACAACCAAGGACTTCTGTCTGGAACGGATTAGGCATCTTCATGTATGCAAACTTAATCTTTGAACCAGACATGATCTTCTCGTACTTACCGGAAAGACCCTTCTTATCAAGGATGTTGTTATAAGCTAGAGCCGCCTTAACCTGGATAGGTGTGCCGGAAGCGTAACCCGTTTTGGTTTCCCACTTCTCAATATTCTTAACACCGCGTGGGAAAGCGACCTCATCAAACGGGAGGGTCTTAAAGGTTTCACGGAACTCCGCGATGAACTTATGAAGATCCTCTTCAGTCTCGTTCATGAGAATCTCAAAGGACTTCTTCAGGTTCGTACGGCAAGCGGCGGGTGTTGAAGACTTGACGGCTTCAATACCCATCATCTTCAGCTTAGGCTTTTCATATAGAACTCCCTCAAGGTCCCAGACGTTGAGGATGTACATTTTCTTGGCTTTCCAGATGGCTTTGTTCGAGATTGCCTCTCGCTTCATCTTCATCTTCTGTTCCATCGCGTTCATGTACTCGCGAAGTTCCTCGTAGCACTTATCAATGTAAGGCTCGAGTTTCTCATTCGTCAGCTGATCGATGAACTTGACAATCTTGATTTCGTCTTTCTGATCAGGCATAACCTTGTTCACCAGAGCATCAAGCGTCAGGTAAACGGAGTCGGTATCAGAAGCAATACAGTAGTCAACACCTGTAGTGCTCATGATCTTATTCAGATACTGGTTTAGCTTTCGTTCGATCCAGCGAATTGATAATTGACCAGACATGGTAATAGCTTCCGCAAACTTTGGATCGAACCAACGGAACCACTCATTTCCCAATGCACCGTAGGCTGAGTTAAGTTGGATCTTCTTGGCTTTCTGTAGATTATCCAAGGCAGCAATGCGTTTGGTGAGCGATTCATCTTTTGTCTCGTTGAATTGTTTCTTCAGTTCTTTCAGTTCTTTCTGGTAGACTGTACGGTCGATGTACATCTTGTACATTAGAGCAGGCAGGAAGCCTGGTCCGTCACGCATGTAAGCTGTACCGTTCGCGGCGTAACTGTGATCGCGCGGAGCAGCATACTTACCTGTAAGGAGCTCATCAATTGATGGGAACTCTGTATCCCAGTGTACAAACTTCTCCGGAGAGATGTTGTATTGCATAATCAGGTGAGGATACAGCGAGTTCAAGTCAAGTGAGATTACCCACTTAGACAAACCAGTTCGCGGTTCCTTAACATAACCACCGACGATCGTGTAGTCACCCTTGTGCTTCTTGAACTGTGGAATAACCGTCTTAGTCTTCATCAACTCGTTGTGAATGATAACATCCCACTGCTTCACGGAGCCGAGGGTATCTTCAAAGTTGATCTTGGCATCGAAGGCCATAGCATAGACAAGTTCGATCAGCTTCATCTTATCTTCAAGACGATCGATGAGCTCAACGTCTTTGATGTTGTATTCGATGAACTTCTGGTAGTTCTCTTTGTACAACTGTTCAAGGTTTGAATATTCAGAGAAGTCCAGCTTACGTTCACCAAGCTCGACAAAGGCAATGTGGTCGAGGCGGTATGATTCTTGCTGAGTGTATGTGAACTTCTTGTACAGATTGATGTAGTCGAGAACGTTCACACCAACAGGCGTGTAAGCTTGTTGCTTCTTACCGCGCATTTCAACTTCGTACTCGCGGAGAGTTTTCCAAGGAGACAGGCGCTTAGCATCTTCCGGCGTACATACGCGTGTGATGCGGTTAACCAGATACGGAATATCGAAGAACTCGATGTTCCAACCAGTGATGCAATCAGGACTCAGCTGCTCCCACTTCTGAAGAAACTTGAACAGAAGATCCTGCTCAGTCTTACAGCTGTAGTATGTGATGTTGGGACCATGCGGAACATAGTCGCCGCAGGTCCCAGGAGGAAGTCCGTAAACGTATTTGTGACCCTTGTGAGAAAGGGTGATCGCGGTAACTTCTTTATCGGCCGTTCCAATGTCAGGAAAGCCACCTTCAGAACTTACCTCGATGTCGATACCCACGGAAACAATAAGAGCGGGATCATAAGAGATCTGCTTGCGGTATCGGTCGTTGATGTAAAGATAAACGAAATCAGTTAGACCGTAAATCTCCATCCCGGAAACTTCGTCATACTGCTTGATGAACTCTCGAGCCTCAGACATTGACTCAAACTCCATCTTCCCGACGGGCTTGCCTTCAATGGTTCTGTAATCTGTTTCTCCTGTTCCTTGTTGAGGGATAAAGAGATACGGCTTGTATTTGACTTTACGATTAAATCGGTGCCCGTTCTCGTCAAATCCACGAACAAGCAGATTATTGGATTGTCGAGAAACGTTTGTATAAAAAGCCGACATTTATACTCTTTCGCTATCTGAACTCTCAGTATACTACGAGACGACTAGGTTGTCAAGCATTTTACAGTAATGTTGGTGTAATTTTGAAGCTCGCACCAATGTGTTTTAAATCAATTTCAACCTTTTTGGCTTCTGACTTAGTCATAGGATTTGGTTGAAAGCGAACACTGTTAGGTTCACCCATTTGTCCCCAGGTATATTTGATGATGACACTTTGGTGTCTGAAAAGATCGTGGACGAACATATATGTTTCATCCACTACTACGTCAAACATATAAAGAACTGGTACTTGTTTCATCACTCTTGAATTTCAATCTCAACGCCCGCTTCGCGAAACATTAGAGAAGAAATTTTCCAGTTGTAGACATCAGCATCCCAATCATAATCTTTGAATTTTTCAGGATCTGGTCTAAGGACTACTTTCTTGATGCCTTTCTGGATCATTGACTTGGCGCACTCAGCGCAAGGCATAAGAGATACAAACATCGTGCATCCATCAACAGTAAGAGAAGCGTTATCCAAAGCATTCCGCTCAGCGTGACAAACCAACTTGTACTTAAGAGGACGGTCGTTGTATCTTGCTTCCATGTCATCTACACCGCGAGGAAACCCGTTGTATCCAACAGACACAACACGTTTATCTGTATCAACGATGACAGCACCGACTTTGGTGCTTGGGTCTTTAGACCAACTTGCTACAAGATCTGCTAGCTCTAAGAATCGTAGGTTCCACTTACTGTTCATCCTTGGTATCCTCGTTCTTTAATAACAACATTATTGATCTCGATGTAATCACACAGAGAAAGCCAGATCTTAGGGAACTTCTCAGGAGTTACACCGGTATTGTCTCGGATCGCAAGACGTTTACCTTCAGCAAAGGCTTGAGTAAGAGCTTCAACCGCATCGTTGTGATTCGGGTGCAGTTTACGAAACCTCTTGATTCCTTCAAGAGAGTAATACACAAGTCCCGGTGGTTTTGTGGGAGTTTTTGGTTTCGGATCAGGAACTGCTTTCAGTTCTCTCTGAGGAGCAGTAGGTCTTTTAGTTATCAAAGTCTTCTTGCGAACTGCCGAAGCCCTCGTACGTTTCACTGCTTCCGTTTTCTTCTTCGTCGGTTTCTTCGTAGAAGTTGTTGTTTTCTTTGGCATCTTGTAGTTCCTTCACCGCCTCTGCAAGTTGAATTAGCGAGCTCAAAATTGTACTGTTGTTAACAGGCCTGTCGGTATCAAGGATGCGGACAAGGTTCTGGATAAGCGATTCAATCTTAGTCATGTTCAATTTCCCATCTCATTGTAAAAGCTTTTCACTTGCTCATCAGTCATAAAGTTCGGCATAGGAAGTCCGGTGTCGTCATCTGGAATCATCACGATCCACATATTAGGTTTAAGAACAACTTCACTCCACTGATCAAACATAATTAGATCGCTTCCACGATACTTGAATTTTCGACCTTTGAGATGTTTCTTACACCATCTCTCGAAACCCAACACGTAATCTATAGAACCAGCAAGCTGTTCCTGTTCAAAAGGATACAAATCTTTTTCTGGGGAAAAGGTGATAAATCCGCGCCATTGAATAGCATCAAACTCATTATCAACAGGTTTCGGTTTCAATTTAGCCATTACAAATCCTCTGGTTCACCACGTGATTTACGCCAGCGACGATAAAGACCTACTTCGCGACCATAGGCTTCAATCTCCCATGGTGCGTCATAATACTCGTTATCGTCAGAGTCGTCTTCTCTAGTTTTGTATAGTTTACCCTGCCACCGCGTTGCTGTCAAGCGTTTTCCAGAAAGACTTTTTGTTGCTATAAGATAAGCACCAAGTTCTCCGGTGGTATATTGCTTAAGATGCACCATCTCATGGGCAAGTGTACGGAAGATATCGTTTTTCTCTTTTGGAATAATTCTTGGGCGATGTACTGCGTAGATCTGAAATTCTTTCAGACCAGTTTTTGGATTTCTTCCTAGTGGATCACATTCCCCATAGCAGTCTTGGCGGTTTCTTTGTCTAGTATCAACATCAACAAAAATCTTCAGTTTGTCACGGACTTTCTTTGACATAAGGCGGCGACCATAATAGTTAACCGCATCTTGGATGTTCGCCTTAAGCCGCTTGGATTTAGTACCCTTGACAATGATTTGCATTCGGTCTCCTACGCTTAGTGGACCGAGTATTTAGCCTAGATATGAGTGTAGAAAATATGGTCTTGAATTTGCTTAACTTTTCCAGCTTTCGACCATTTTGGCGACACGTAGTAGGCGTGATAATACTTCGATCCGTTTGTAAAATCTGTTTTAACAGTAAGAGCTGTTCGGGCAATCAAGCGTGCGCGATGCGCAGCGCCCTTATCATGCATGACATCTGAAAGTCCATCACAGTACCAGCTGAACTGGCAAACTCGTGGATTCTTTTGTTTGATGACTTCACAAACAGTCTTTGGAAATTCTTCGGCAGCGAGGCGATTCATCACAACCTCGGCCACTGCATATTGACCCTCGATTGATTGATCGCGGGCTTCAAAGTAAATATTCTTCGTCATGCAATCTAAATCTGCATCACTGTAGATAGGAGTTGCAGGTTCAATTGAAACGAATGTGACTTCTTCTGGTTCAATAATTTTTTGATACACCAAACCAGGTGTGGCAGCATAGGCTGGCACGGAAGGTGTGATGTTCACACCGATTATATGTGACGCGAGTGTGATCGCGGCGCATGCTACTAGAAGCGACTTAAACATATTGTATTCCCTACGTTTGCGTTAGCGTCTTCCGGTATTGATACCAAAGAAGTAGTTCAAAGCGAACCACAAAATCTTTAGCCATACTAGGACGGCGAAAAAGCACCCGATCAGGAGAGCAAGTGCTAACATTAGCGGCCAGAAAAAAACACATGTGAGAAATTGACCAAGGTCTCTTTCATCTGTTCCCTTGACAATATTATATCCAGTTGCAATAATCCCTAAGGTTATTAGCAAATAGATACTAATCAAGAGAACATCTAGCGTCATTAAACGGCCACGGCTACTGTTACTATTACAATTAGTACTGCAATTGCGAGAAGTTGCAAAGAATGTTTCACTCGCGCTTTCATAATCTCGTCTACCTATTTATGGTACCCGCTGCCGGAATCGAACCGGCACGCCGAAGCCACAGATTTTAAGTCTGTTATGTCTACCAATTCCACCAAGCGGGCTTATCTATCTTTTAATATACCCTACCCGAGCTCAATTGTCAACCAAAATACAAATTTTCTTTTTCCATAATGGAAACGGGGACTTTCGTCCCCGTTCCACTCATTAATTTTGAGTTAACGATTAGACTGCTGGCGGAGTTGTTGTAAACTTCACCAAACGAGCCTTAACCATTTCCTGCACTTTAGCTTCGGTTATACCGAAGTGCGCAAGAGCGTCTGGTGTGTGGTTCTGAAGATACTCAAGCACGAACTTGCCGATGGCGTTGTCCACGTTGATTGTGATCTTCTGCTCATACACTTTTGCTTTGGCCAGATTGATGGCCTTGTCAATAGCAGGGTTAAGATAAGAACGGACTAGATCGTCAGAAACTAGACCATCAAGATGAACTTTTTGTAAAAGCCACTTGATAGCAACAGGTACTAGAGCTGCGATTGCTGCTGATGCAGCTGCGAAAACAAGCTGCACAAACGGTGCAACAAGTGTCATAAGGTCGAAGGTGTTAGTTACGGGATCCATTTATTTCTCCTATAGGTGCCTATGCTCCTATTTATGAGAACGGATCCCGCTGCTCTTATCCTCTCACAACATTTCCTTCGATATCAAGATAAAGACCGATATCAGCAAGCCAAGCAGGTAGACGTTCAATTTGTTCGGTTGTTCCATATCTTTCCACCATCGAGACAACACGTTTCCAATCTGGGCCGACCCAGCTGTGATCATTCTTAGCGGAAGTGAGATAAGTCAGTTTCCGATTCCCGATGTTGTTTGGGAATGTTTCAATCACATTGTAAGGAAGACCTCTCAGGAATCCACGAGCAATGTTTGTCGCGCGAGCCGTTGGTTTCACATAGCGTCGGTTGTGATCACGAAGACCAAGGTAAGTATGCCAGCCTGTGTTGTTGTTATCATCTGCATTAATCATCCAAGAATGCTGCTCATCTTCGTTCTTAGGATCAGCGGCTTTACGTGCATCTTCAAGCAGACGAGCCCGATACTGCGAAGCCATGTACCTACGTTGTTGACGTAGAGCACGAGCTTGCTCTTTCTTGATAACTCGGCATTCTTCTGCAAGGCTAAGAGCCTTGACTTTTAGTTCATACGACATCTTAGTCTCCTTGTTTAAAGATGGACGATAGGGTGGGATTCAAACCCACGGTGTTGGAGATTTGCAGTCTCCTGCGTTGGACCACTCCGCCACCTACCGAATTGATTGGCTGGTGCTCTAGGATTCGAACCCAGGACCTCGTGGACCAAAACCACGCGCTACTACCAACTGAGCTAAGCACCATCAACTAGAAAGTTGTTGGCTTTGCAACTGCACGTGTCAAGGCCATAAAACCTTGCTGCAGTTGCGTCACACCGATGGAAACCCATCGCTGGTCTACATCTGGTAGAGCTTTGATTCTATCAACGAGCAGTGAAATTACTTCGCCTTCTGATTTAATCAGATTAATCAAACCGACTTCTTCATTCGTAAGAGTACGATAGCCTTTAATGTCGCTCATTATATTTTCCTTTAATGGAAGTCCCTGAGGGTTTCGATCCCTCTTTCCCTGCTTGAAAAGCAGATGTCCTAGCCACTAGACGAAGGGACCGATTCCAAATTACGCTTTTTCGAAGAACGCTTTATCGCCTTCGGCACGTTGACGATCAACTGATTCTACAGCGGCAAGAGCAATAGCTGCTGATTTAATCATAGACTGTCGGAACGCTTCAACCGTCTCTTTTGTATGAGGAGCCCAAGTACCATTCATCCAATTGGTCGAATACTGACCGATGTAGGATGCCCAGTGATGGGGAAGGTTGTATGTGTCGTCTTTAAAGTTTCCCCACTTCTCTGTTTGATATTTGCGCTCGGCGCGAACTTCATCGAGAATTGGTTCAAGATAATCTTTTTCAGTTTTTGCTTTAGTTACCATTGTGTGTCACTTTCTTTTGCATAAGTTTAGTTATATGCCCATGTTTTCGTAATCGCGGAGGGAGGCTCTCCTAGATGGTACCCGGTGACGGGATTGAACCGCCGACAATTCCCGTGTAAAGGGAGCACTCTACCGCTGAGTTAACCGGGCGAAAACCACACCGTACATATAGTTAATTGGTGGACCATGACGGGATCGAACCGTCGACCTGAAGCTTGCAAAGCTACCGCTCTCCCAACTGAGCTAACGGCCCATTTAATTATACTACTATTTATCGTCTGAGAAGTCAAGCAATTTATAGAAAAGCTTCAAACACCGAAGCTTCATCATCTGAAGTTTCTGAGTTAGCAATTAAACTTACTAGACCGGGACTAATATACACAAGATAACCTTCTTGTAATCCAGCAATCTGTTTTTTTGCTTCAGTAAGTGTTACACGAACTGCGCGGTCGGCTTTAAATGGACTTTCAGACATCTTGGTGGCTGATACCATTTTAGTTTTTGGAATTATCATAAAGTAGTTTTCGAACATATTTATATCCTAGAGTTGGCGGAACAAGAAGGATTCGAACCTTCGGGACCCTTTCGAGCCCGCGCAGTTAGCAACCGCGTGCCTTAAACCTCTCGGCCACTGTTCCTAATCCTCATTAAAATCAACACCTTCGTACTGAGCATCACCATACCACTCACCAAAAGCATCCATCCATCCATCTGCCCATTGATAGAACTCAGATGTTCCTTCTTCGTATGGGTTATCTTCTTCTGGGATTTCGTTACGGAAAGCCTCACATCCATCATAGAAAATGTTTGAGTAAGAATCACTCATTATCTGTCCTGAAAGTTTGAGCGTAATCGTCACATTGCTTGATGATAGTAACTGTATCAGTTTTTTTCTCGCGCATATCATCTTCAATCAATCGAGCATAACTGATGCAATCATTAAATGCATCTCTAACGTAATCACGCTCAAATTTTGTACAAGCAGTAAAAGCCACACAGGCAATGCCTAAGAGCAAGCAACGCCAAAGCGTCCTGGGTCTTTCAAGGTTTCTCGTTTGCATTGGTTACTATAAACCCTTATTCACTGTGACTAAAAATGGCGGAAGGTGAGGGATTCGAACTCTCGGGCCGCTTTCACGACCGGCAGTTTTCAAGACTGCAGCAATAAACCAGACTCTGCCAACCTTCCTTATTTGGTACGCGAGAGAGGAATCGAACCTCACGTCGTTGCATTATCAGTGCAATGCTCTACCATTGAGCTACTCGCGCTCTATTCCTCTAAGTCAATACTGTAATTCCGAACCCCAGTTGGGTCAAGAACCACAACAACATCATAGTCGCGATCATATCCTGCTACCATTGAGAGGCGATACACTTGACCGGCAACTTCTTCCATGGTAAGATTTTGACCACTGACAGTGAAATTCGTCGAACGCATCTTCACATCGTTCTTGTAAAACTCAAGTTCATATTCAAACATTTTCGACCCCATAATGATTTATTCTTAATAATACTCTAGAATCTATAGAAAGGCAAGCCTTTTTTGAAAAATTATCATGATAAAGCAATAAACTCAGACTTTTTCAGAGTTTCTTTTGTGTTATCCAAAATAACTGCTGCTGTATTAGAACCAATATCTGTAGCCCAAACTTCTGCAGCAATTTCACCAGCGGTTGGTGCAGATCCACCGCCTGTTGATACGGTGATAGCTTGTACAGGTTGTGAATAATTTATTCTAATAACAAAAGAACCTGTTGTGTTGGTAAATGGATCACCACCACCCGAACCAAGCAAAATTCCATTAAACACTCGTAGAGTATGATTGGCCTCTTGCGGTTTAATTACCCACCCGTTTTTTAAAAACACGTAAATAGGCACTGTTGTTCCAGCGACAGTATCAATATCATTGCCACCCAAATTTTCCATAGCTACTGGAAATTTAGAATTGTCGCTTGTTAGGAACCAATCAACCCATCTACTCCATAAATCTTTAACATCGAGCACAGTTGTACCTGTGCTTAATGTGATGATCTTTGTACTGCCATTAAACGAAATTGCCATAACATCATCTTACTATTTTAATATCTTATGGATTCACGTAAGCTCTATCCTGTTCAGCAACTACTGAAATCGCAATACCCTTTGAACGGGTGATAGTTCCGGTGGCAACCACAGGTTTTCCAAATCCTGGTCTTCCTGCAACAATTGTAATATCTGCATCTGTTCCAGCTGTTCTGCTACCCTGAACGTTACCATCATAGTCAAAGGTAAAGCTTACTGTAGCTCCTGAAATAGTTCCTTGAATTGCTGCCGGAGTTGCATCATTTACAGTAACGGCATCAGCTTGCCCGTAATCGTCTGTACTTGAACCTGGCAGAGACGTGAAATACATTCTATAATAGCTACCAGCGCCTTGCAAGAAGGAGTTGAATGTGATAACACCAGCAGATGCGAATGCATATTGTCTCTGGACGTTATTTTGATCTAAGAATACGATTCTGTTAATATCGGCATCAAGAAGATTCTCGATAAACACGCCTTGTGTTGTATACAGCGTATCACCAACGAAATAAGCTAATTGGTTAGCTGTTTTACCAGTAACTGTTCCGGCACCGTTGTCGATATCTCCAGCTTGTCTTGTAAGATACTGTAGTTTCGTATAAATGTCTTCAAGTGTGTTATTATCACCATCAACAATAATTCTAAACGGATATCCTGTACCGCTAATCGTTTTCGTTTGGTTACTGCCAAAATATTCTGCAACAATAGTAGTATAAGGAGCCGAACCAACTGCGGTGTCGTCTGCTTGAACGTTAAGATCGGCTGAAACCGAAATAGGAAGTGAAACTTTAAATGCGCCAGTTGCAGTTTCACCGACATCACTCAATATAGCATCGTCGTATGTATAATCATATTCACGACAATAAAGTTTAAAGTATGTTCTTGTATCAAAGTTACCGTTCGAGGCGTCTCCAAATACTTGGATACCTTCGTTTGGAGCATCTGTGAATGTGAAGTTTATTGCTGTGCCACCGGAAGCTCTTTGGTAATAGAACTGTGCTCCTGCCGGAAATCCGGATGCAAGAGCCACAATACCAACGTACTGGCGATTTAGAGCGCCAGCATTACTAAATTCTGACCAACCACCATCTCTAAGCATTTGGCGCGTAGCATCGTTAGCTGGTTTCCAACCCGAATACGTAGCACCGTCAGTTCCGAACTGAAACTGACCAGAACGAGAGTCGATAGTATACATAGGGAATGGATATTTGTTGTATGTGGATGTTGACCACAACTCCACAAACTTTGAATACAACGCCTGAAGGGTTACACCATCTTTAGCAACGAGTGAGCCAGCTACAGTGAGAGTAAAGGTTTTGGCCGCTGTATTAATAGTAAGATTGGTATCAACAACCAATAGATCTGGATCTGTAATTTTCGCCATTTGTCTGCGTAACTCCTAAGCTTTTTCTTATTTATAATTATGGGTTACTGTAATTTCTATCAACAATCTGAGCGACAGGCACAGATGCTGCTTGTGTCGTTAGCGGATAATTTCGAATGTAAAACGGTACATATCCCGTTTTAAAGACACCAATATCAACGTTTCCTGTAGTAGAGTAGATAAACGGATATGTTGTACCAGAATGCGAATTTACATTAACCCGTTCAGTTTCTGTTCCAGCATCTAGAACAACAATATCAGATCCGGTAACAAGGCCAGTAAGAGTCAAAGTTGTCAAGTCAAGAGGATAGAGATTGTCTCTTTGTGCAGCTAATGTTGATGTTGTTAGAATTCTAATAAACGTCACTAGGTTTGTAGTGGCAGCGGTGGCACAGACAATTCTAATCTTAAGTCTAAATCCTACGGATGCAGAAACAGTTTCTCCAGAAAGGTTGGCAGCTGTAAAGTTTTTCCAAGATCCACCATAAACCCCCGTTCCAGGATCAAGTTGATAATATATGTTATGGTTACCCCAAAGAGGACCAGAAGAGTATGCTACGTTCGTTCCTGTTACTAGTGGAGCGCTGTTTGTTAAAGCGGTGACGCCGAGCGTGTAATAATCTTGTTCCCAGATAATTTCATCATTAACAGCAGCCATAATAACGCTGCCGGTTGACGTAAATACTGGTGTTCCTGCAACTGTAGTAATATATGGTAGAGAAGTAGCAGTTGGTTCGTTAAACGCTAGAACCAGATGTCCACTAGTGTCAGCTGTGAACACATCATAGAAGTGTGTGCCATAAACTGATGTCTGGCCAGTGGTGGTTGTTGTACCACCATACTTCTTAACTTTTTCGTTAATGCCAGCAATGGTAACTACGTCAGCAAAGTCACCGTAAACGTCATAGAACTCGTTACCATAATCACTGTTAATTGTTACCAGAGCAGAAGTTCTTGTTGGTGTTAAGTAAGCTCTTTGAACCTTGTTTCTCTGGTTGTTTCCACCTGAAGACCAAACTGAAACTGGCGTGTTGGCACCAAGACCAGCTGCCGATATCATCGTGCTTCTTGTCCCGAAATTTCGAATCTTAAAATCAGTGCAACCAGTTGTGGTGAAACACGGATTATATGGTGTACATCCAGCAACAGCTGCATTTTTTCCCACAGTAAAGTTATTAAAGACACAGTTGGAAGATGTTAAACCAAGACCAATATTGATTGGAGTCGTGGTAAGTGTACCACCAACCCATCTGTCACAAAAATCAACGTTATTTGCAGATATATTAAAACATGTTGTTAGAGCTAATGTGCAAGAAGTAATTTCGCAGTTTGTAATAGCAATGTTGTCTGATGTTGCCAAGTTAAAATATGCTGCAGCTGCTCTAGCAAACTGCATGTTACTACCAGTTTTTATTCGATCTAAGGTTTGACCAGAACAAGATGTAATTGATACACAATGCCCGGAGTTGGTATTAGCGTAGCGGGCGCCAACAAACTTAGAAACTGTTCCACCCTGTCTATTTGACAAGAAAGTAATAGGTGAGTTTGCCATAGTTTGGCTTGTTCCAGAACCACAATCAACCATACTTAAAGCCGTTGCACATTCTTGAATATCAATTGTATCAAACGTAGCAACTCTGTGCATCTTTACATAATACGGCTGTTGGAATTGAAGATACCAATCACACAGACAATTCTCCATGTCGATGTAACCGGCAGATGTTGTTACGAAGTCCGGTCGTGTTCCTAGTGTTGATGATGGCAAAACGTTCGTCGCCCTTGCACCAGTAGTAGCGTGTCTCAAGAAAATGTTCGGAACTCGAATAGCTCTGCTTGCTGCTGGAACGTTTCCAACGGCGACAGTTCCATTGTGTCCAATTCTAACTTGTCCGTTCGTTTCCATACAGACGAATTTACTTCTTACATCAGTACCGAAGTTTGCTGTGATGAAAAGAGCCGCAGGAATTGCAGGCCAGAACTCATAATCGTCATCTGTTGCTGGTGAAGCCGTTGTGGCAATCCAAACCCCTGGTGTATAGTTTGTTGAAGAACCGTTTGTTGGGAGAGTTACTAACTGGTTAGCTGCACCTGTTGTTGTTCCTAATTCAAACCAAGAACCTCTTGTCTGAAATTTACCAATACGAGGAACAGTAATAGCAATAGATTGGTCGTGGGCAACTTCAATCCAACCAACAACATCGGCTCCGGAAGCGGTAGCACCAATACCTGTTAATGCACCAGCAGCATAAGCGCCGCCAGTAACTTCTCTAAATTTAATGAATCCTGTAGCTGGCATTGCAGCACCAACTGCTGTTGGAGTTGCAGTAAGAGAAGCCCAAACGCCTAAAAAGTATCCAGAAACGCCGCCCTGTGTAATACTAGTTCCAATAGCCGGTACGTTACCTGTTCCGCCTGTGTAAGCTAACCATCTAACAGTTGTTGCGTCGATGTAATAACCACCACCAAGCGTCGACGATATGGTAACAGCACCCAATGTTCCTGTCATAGAAACAGCAGAGTTAACATGCCAACGACTATCTGTTCTGACGGTAAGAATACCACCATTGATAGTCATGGTTTCGCCAGCTGTACGAGCAGTACCTGGTACATCAAAAAACGTATTAGATGTAATTGTTGCCATTAATTATTCCTACGAGTAAACAAACGCAGCGCGATTATTCCAAATCTTATCAAAATTAGATGTACCGGACGCCCAGAGAATATTTGTATCGTCTCCTGCTACCTCAACACGCTTAATTCTCCAGACAGCCGCAGCTGCAGATGATCCTGGATCGGCTTCACCAATATAGGTGTAGGATCCAGAAACATCTATAAGTTTATTGTATTGCATCTCAACACTCGTTGTAATTTCCCCGATTATCTCATCAATGTTTGTTGCAACAAATTTTTTCTTAGCAGGATCAAAAATCAGGACACTTCTATCTGCAACAGTATTTATTCGTTTGAATTCCACATCATCATTATCCATCAATTTAGTAGAACCGCCGCCGTGCGATCCTGGTCCAGGCATCCTTGAAGATAATTTATATAATTCTTTACTCATCAACATCTTATAGCTACTGAGATCTTGGTTAATTCTTAAGCTTAATTGCGTTAAAAGTGCGTCAATGCTTGGTGTGTCACCTTTCTCACCACGCTCGCCTGGTGGACCCATATCACCCTTTTCACCTTTTTCACCGCGATCGCCTTTGTCGCCCTTATGTCCTTGTGGTCCACCAAAATCACCTTTTTCGCCGCGATCACCTTTGTCGCCCTTATCGCCTTTTGATCCTTTGGGGCCTTCTTTGCCTTGTTTACCTTCTTTGCCTTCAGGTCCACGATCTCCCTTGTCACCCTTCAGGCCTTTAGGACCATCTTTACCTTTTCTGCCTTCTTTACCTTCTTTGCCCTGTTTACCTTCAGAACCACGATCACCTTTATCACCCTTTGGGCCTTTAGAACCTTCTAAACCATCTCTGCCATTTGCGCCTGGTAAGCCATCTTTACCATCTACGCCGTCTTTACCGTTTTCTGGTTTTTCTAACAGAACCCGGACATCATTTTTGAAACGAAGATACAAATCTCCAACATCATCTTTGAAGATGGCATCGGCGTTCTCATTTAGTGATGTGATATCTTCGGTGTATCTAAGTCCATAATCAATTAATTCGTCGAGTTTAGATTTTCTATCAGAAACATTCTTTTCTGTCTCAACAATAGTTTCTTCAGTTTTTGTGTACTTGACAAAATCACCAGAACTAAAATGTAACGGTACATCAAGTTCTTTATTATAATAGAGCCCACCTTCAGTTGGTCTCTCAACATGTATAGAATCTACGGCGCGCAATGAGACGATACAGTTGTTGTACTGCTCGAACATCTTGGTATCATTTGGATAATAACCAGGTGGTACCTTCAGTAGATACCTTTTCCCGTCTGATGCAGGAACACCTTCTTGTTTTAGATTCCACTCTCTTTCGAATTGGTTGTCAAACTTTTCATCAGACACACTATTCTCATTAACGTATAATTCTTTACCCTCGGATACAACAACAGAACCATAATGCAGGCAATATTCCACACCGTCAAAAACCACAGTTTTCTTGTCTACTAAAAATGAATTTTCTGTAGATTGATTCCTCAACTGGACATCAGCGTCTGTGAGGATTTTAGAAACTATGAATCGCACAACTTAAACTCCAATGTTTATTTCCTAGTATTTATGCATAAAAAAAGACGCCATTAAATGGCGTCTTTTTCTTTATTTGGTTGCGGAGGGTGGATTCGAACCACCGACCTCCTGGCCCCAAACCAGGAGCTCTACCAGGCTGAGCTACATACGGGTAATTGTAATCTATTTAGTCAACCTTCATCTCAAACTTCGGAGAACCAAGAAAATTTCTCCAGGCATCTACCTTAGCTTGAGTCGTAAGTGTTTTCTTGAAGAATTCTTTGAACATTGCGACGACCGAAGGTACATCACAAACTTCAAGAGCTCTCGCCTTGAACATAAATCCATGAAGCTGAGTAGGATATCTCTTCACAATGAAAGCAAAATCTTTTTGCGAATAAGTTTTTCTTTTTTCAACAAATTTCACAAACTCCTTTGCATTATGAAGAAGTTCAGTATTAACAATAGAAGCATAATCTTTCAGATGTTCCGCACGAGCCGGAGCAACAAGCGGAATCACATCATCCAGTTTGTCATCCATGATCAAAGCCAGAACCCGCTTTTCGTGAGCGGTTTCATCAATGACACGATGCAGAGCAACGTAGTCATCGGCCTTGAACTTGATGAAACGATTACTGTTATGAAAATGAATTACAGTTCCTTCAAGATCCTTGGCGTTCTTAATAGATTCAAAAATCTCTTCGATGTTTTTTCCATTACAGTGGTCACCAATAGGACCATCAGTCTCAGCGAAGTTACTGTAGTAAGTACCAGTTTGCATATGTCGAAGATTCAGTCTCACCAATCTCGACTCATCATAATGAAGAACAATCTTGTTGTTCGGTGAGATAAACTCGTAGATCGGAGTAAATCCTCTTTCGAGTGCTTCAATCATTTCATCCGCATCATAGTCGCATTCGCGCATCGCTTGCATTGCAACATCAGTTACACCCTTACGAGTCATGAACACAAGCTCACCACGAACAAGAGCCGGGTGGATCATAGAACCATCCCACTTGTTGTACAAGGTAAATGGCTCAAGCCAATCTTGGTTCTCGAACTTCGTTTCTTCTTTCTCATTGAGATTGAAGAACTTGTGAAACGGACGACCGATCAATTTACCGTCTAAGTCAAACTTAAGACCACGGCATTCGCGAGCGAAAGGATTGTCAAAGGTGTTCTCAGCAGCGTAGACGTAATCAAGAACGGTGTAATTGTCTTTCTCAATACGAGCGATCTCGGGTTTATCCGCGATGTGCGGAAGAACATCATCAATATGTTTTATTACCGGAAACATCACATCCTCATCAATTGGCGTATCTGGTAAGACTCGAACTCACAACCCTCGCCTTCGTAGGGCGATGCTCTAATCCATTGAGCTACAGATACAAGTGGCGACTCCTGTCGGATTCGAACCGACGACATCCGCGCAGACAACGCAGCGCTCTAACCGCTGAACTAAGGAGCCTTAAAATTTGGTTTCGACTTTTGTTTTTCTTTGATCTTTTCGATCACTTCAGGTTTACTTACGCGATACAACTCAAACAAACCCTCATCCCACATATGCATGGAATGAATATAAGAAAGAATACCAAGTGTCAACATGACTCCGCCGAGTTCTTGACGCTTCTCACCAACCGGCCGATCGAAAACATAATCGACTAGGACATGAGCTTTTTCTCTGTCATACCCGAGAGCTTGAACAAGCTCCAGTGCTTCTTCGATAAATCGGCTACACCGCTCTATGTTGTCAAAAGCAGTTTCCTGTGGGAAAACCTTTTGTAACCAGGCTCCGGCATCAATTTGGTAACCATCAAGTTGACTCATATTCTTTCTTTCTTTGAATTCTACTTGACTTTCTAGAATTACTGAAGGTAAATACCTTTACTCAGTGTCGAGTTATTTAGTCACAGAGAAATTTTCTTGATGAAGAAATTCGGTTGCCCAAGATAAGTGGTTTTTTCTTTCTCAATACTAATATATTGAACCCGTACCTTTTCAGGTGTGAAGTGTTGAATTTTACCAACAACTAAATTGCGATAACCAGGTTCACAGAAAGCTACCTCATCACCAACAACAAGTTCATTACCAAAGAAGTCTCTCATGACCGGAAATCCCTGACTTCGACATAACCAAGATTATCACCAAGCAGAGCACCCTCCACATTTTGAATCATCTTAGTGTGGTGACGAATGATAATCTCATCGGTAGTGTGAGGAACCGGAATACCAGCTTCAATATTATCATTGTAAGAATTCAATTTTGCTTCAAGAGAACGATCAACGATGTAGTAAACTACACGAGCTTGAGTGTTGCTGGCGTATCCACCACCGAACTCAAGCCAACGAAGAAAACTGACTCGATCAACGCGTGTCAGGTTTGTCGCATCATACACAACGCTCTGACCACCACGAAGATATCCTTCAACAATAAACTTCGCCGCAGCAAAGGTGTCGTGTAAACCATCAGGCGTATAAGCCTCGGCGGCGATCTTTCCATCAGGACCGAAACCAAAAAGGTTCATACGGATCGTATCCGTAGACACAATTGGGTATCCTGTCCTCGCGGCGATCTTCGATTTACCTGCTCCGGAAGGACCGACCATTATGACCAGTTCGGGGAGCGTCTTTCCAATAATTTGCTTCATCATTCACCTAATATACCCGCGAACGGGTCACATGTCAATCAGGAATTGTAGTTTTTAGTGGCGACCCCGGCTGGACTCGAACCAGCAACCTACGGCTTAGAAGGCCGTTGCTCTATCCAGTTGAGCTACGGAGTCAACTGGTTAGAGAAACGATCTCTCTGTTCCCTTAGTATGAGAAGCAGGAACGTTCTCAACGTAGGTCCAATTCACATATTCAGCATCTTTAAGCCAATATGCCATGTGGTGTTTTGCTACAGGGCGACGACCTTCAAAAACATAACCATCGTCTTCAAATGTGTGAGAGAAAAACTCACACAACTCGAGCCAGCGTTTGAAAGGCACGCACATCTGTACGGCATGTTTTCCAGCACCCGTTGAATAGCGAACGGCAACAGGGACTTCCTGGTTTGTAACAAAATCGTATACGGTCATTTCAATAGACATCATGCGCTCATCGGTTGTGAATTGGCTGTGGTGGTGACTCCGTTGGCCCAATCGAGCCAATCGAGCTCTTCATCCGCGAGGGTTTCCCCACGACGATAACGTGAATCGAGTTCATAGGCAAGGCGCTCAACACGGTCAAGACCATCATCGAGCGTTGCGAGGCGGTAAACTAAGACTTCCATAGGGCGTTTCTCCTATCACTGTCTCAGTATGCGCCTTTTCGGTCCTTTTGTCAAGCCTTTTCTGGGTTTTTTCCTAGACCCTTGTTTTTCTTAACGTTTCTTACCGATGGAGTACTTCGGAGTCAGAGCCCACTCGTTTTTCTCTTTAAATGGGATAACTTTGATAGTATTAGGCGAGACAGTATTCTTTTCTGCAATTTGTTTATTAACGATTTCTAATAGTCCCCAGCTTTCAAGAAGTAGCGCGATGGCGTTTCTTCGCTGGATATCAGATTCGGAAAGATCCGTCGGTTTTCCGTCTATCTTAAAAAGTTCCTTAAAATGGACGATGTAGTAACGGGCTTTCTTATGCAGAATATGACAGGATTGGTAAAGCACTTTCTCATTCCGCGAGGCAATGCCAATGCGGGTCAAGGTCTCCATGACCTTCAGAAAATCATCTTTTTCTTTAAGATTGACTTCTAGTAGACTATCAACAACATTCATCTTTCACCTAGTGCTTTCTTTATGTCTTCTAGTTGAGAGGGTGATAGAATCCGCAACGCTTCCTTAGCACGAGTAACATTATACCCAAACCAAGTCTGAACTGCCTCTAAATCCTCGTTGACCTCTTTCTTGGTCCATTTACTGAACCGTTTTTTAGGTCTAACTATATTTATGAGAAAGTCATACTGTAGTTTGTTATCCAGGTGATAATTCATGTTCATCTGGTTGGCATACTCAACCGTGTCTGGGAAGTAAGACAGGGCGGTGTTCACCATGAATGGGAGGTAAGACTTCTCATCAGCTTCGCCTTCATTTATAAGGTGACGCTTAGTGAAGTTTACAGAGTTTACGAAATCAAAGGGGTTCGTCGCCATCTTCTTCGTCCTTTTCCGGAGTTCTACCTTTTATTACAGCTTTGTTGGATAGCTCAAGAATTTTCTCACACGTTTCACAGATCTCAATCTCGGAGCCGTCATTAACGACTACCTTGGCTGGTTCTTCTGGAAGC